ATCACGTTATCGGCGTTGGGGCGGCGACATATTTTAGTGATGGCACAACTGGTTCGCCATCAACTGGCAATGAGCTCAAGTTTTACGATGCAACTGGAAATGGATGGTACCTTCGCCATGACGGAACCATTGATTGTCGTCAATTCGGCGTTGTGGCTGATGGTAGTGATGAGACAACAAAGTTGCAATTATGGTTAGATTGCTGCGCTCAATCTGGGGCCGAAGCGTATATTCCCGTAAATGTTTCCCCATCTGCTGCTGGCTTAATTTGTACCTCGCAACATAATGGTTTGAAATTCAAATGGCATGGGTATGTTAAGCACTGGGGAGATGGAACAAAGTCTGCCACTGTTGTAGATTCATGGGACCCTTCATCTGGATATGTTCTTTACCTGAAAGAAGTAAGTGACCTCACTGGAGAGATAAGAATTGATGGTGTAAGGACATCTAAGATAGCCGATGAACACATCCATAATATACATTCCTATGGCGGTAAAAATCACGTATTGTCATTATTTTTCAAAGAAACAAGAGGTGATGGAATTTATCTTAATGCAGCGCATGGTAACCAAGATTCAACACCTCCATCAAACATGACATATCCATTAGTAGAGAGCGTAAACTCTGACTATGACGGTAGAAATGCGATGAGCATTATTTGCGCGGATGGCGTTTCCATAGGCACATTTGTTCCGTATAAGCATGGTGGACGCATTGGCACGGTTATGCAGCCAGGTGGTTTGGATATTGAACCAAATTATAGCTACCAGCCATGTACTAACATCCAGATTGATAGCTATTACTCTCGCTCATGTGGAACAGGTTTTACTATTTTTGGTAAGGTAAATACTGGGAATATGGTTGTTAGAAATATCTCTATTTCGAAAATGGAAATTGTGATGGAGTATATTTCTTCAAATAACAATCAACTGCGTGGATCGCTTCTTATGGGTGCTGATGGTTTGTACATAGGATCATCACATATTCGATGCTTATCAAATTACACTGCAAACTCTCCGATTGGTGCTCAAATTGATGCCTGTTATAATGCAGATATCAATATTTCTACTGAGAGGTTTTACCAGGGAGCAGCAATTGGCATCAAGGCATGGACTGAGGTTGGAGGTATTGCCAGGATTGTAAATTCAAAAATATCTGTAACCCCTAGGATATTTCAGCGAGGCGCAGTGATAGGTGATGTTAATGGCCTTGATTTTGTTTTGCGCGCTTTCACTCCTACATTGATGTCAGTTGGTAGCGATGTAGGGCTGGTTCAAACTATTCAGAGTGATGGTTTAGGTTCCTCTACATTTATAAAATCAGCCCGTCTATCAGTATCAAGTGGTCCTGGTGCTGCTATTACATGGGGTGTTTTCTGCGTAAACACAAACATTGATCGTGAGACGTGCATAATTCATGATTCCGACTTATCTAGTATCGTGCACAATGGTACGACAACCAATAGACTAATCTCCACGGCAAACTTCCAAAAGAGGAACATAGCAGGTGTAACGCCGAAAGGAGGGGGTGATACAATAACAGGCACTGCAATTTGGGGGGTAGGAGATGTGGTTAATGACAACACTACATCATCAGCGGGTGGTTACATAGGAAAGATATACACAGCATCAGGATGGAAAAATTACGGAGCCATAAGCGCATAAAAAAAGCCCCGAAAGGGGCTTTAATTCAAAATGGAATACCATCATCATAAACTAGAATAGTCATTTTTTTAAATGTGAGCACTTCACTAGCGTAACCATAGCGCTCCTGTATACCAATGACGCACTTTTCTACGTCTGAACATTCTCTACCTTTAGATATAGCGAAGAATTGTCTCTTCGGAAGACCATTTAAGAATTCTTCGGTATGCCATGATCGCATTGTTTGCCACCTCACTGAATATGGGTCCAGCCTATATCCATCACGAATGAATATAGGGAATATCTTTACATCCCCTCGACTAAGCCAGTTAACAGTCATTGACTTATCCCAGAAATCACCGAAACCATATTGCAAGTCATGTTTCTTTAAGAAATCAATGTATTGATTATTCTCAGTTATTACACCTTTCGCCCACCACTTTTTCGTTTCATACGAGTTTATGGATGTAACAGCAAATAGAATAGTTATTACTAATAGCAACCTACTATATCTTCCCGATAGATTAATTGCTAGTATCGCGAATACACATGGAATTACGTTTACAAAGAAACGTGGTGGGCCTGGGAAAGACGAATTATTGCTTATAATGTATGAAGACACAATTCCTAGCAAAGAAAGGAATAATGTAATTGTTACATATCTCTTAATTCCACCACTTATCCATCCAATCCAAACAGAAATAAGTACCAAAAACAACATTACAAAGAACGAAGCAATATAAAATATATTGCCTTTCATTACAGAAATATTTATTGTTTCCCCTATCAATATGATTGAGCCATAAATGTTCTGCAACATCATACTGATATCAACAATTTCAAACTTTTGTATGTCGAAGCCCATCAGAATAGGCAAGACATGAGTAATTGATAATCCAAAAAAGGCGGCCATTACACAAAGATGAGATACTCTCCTTTCCTTTGAAAGGAATAGGTAGATCTCAACAAGAAGTATTGGCATAAAGAATGTAGGTGCGATCCACATATCAGATGAGTTCGCAATCAAACCTATAACGGCTATTATCGTTGTTATGTAAATGCTGTTCTTTGATAGGTTTTTGGTAAACAGCAACAACATTAGAAATCCATACGCAGCAGTTGAATAATGCGCAAATGGATGAGCAACAAACCCATCAGTTAACATTATCTGAGGCAATAATGTAGTTCCTACGATAACCGAAACATAGCTCCACTTTCCATTTGATATTTTAGATATCTCAGAAGAAAAAAATGTAACTAGTGCTGCAAATAATATAGTAGAAATCAGCAACGGAATTACACCATCATCTCCTAGCAAAAAGAAGATTGCGAAGTTAATTGGGTATACAGTAAAATACCAATTATCTGGAGTGGGTCTCCAGTCAAAAAAAGAAGACACTCCCTTATCTAAAAACTCTCTCCATACTAATGGACTATTGGCATAATCAGAGTTTATTGGAAAGTATCTTGATATTATAAATGCCAAGAAAGAAAAAGAAATAGCATACATAATAATGGATGTGAGTTTATTGTTTCTATTGTAATTCATAACTTAATTACCCTTTTTAATTATGTAACGAGGTCTGTGTTTAACCTCGACATAAATCCTGCCAATGTACTCGCCAAGAACGCCAATCCCGATCAGCTGTATGCCACCAAGGAACAAAATTGATACCAGCAGGGAAGGGTATCCTCGAACCGGGTTACCAAATGCCAGGGTGTCAAGAATCATCCATGCCCCGTAAATGAATGCCATTCCGGCTACGAACAAGCCGATATATGTCCACATGCGCAGCGGGAAGGTAGAGAAGCTGGTGATCCCTTCAAGTGCAAGGTTCCACAGTTTCCAGCCGTTAAATTTCGTGCTGCCAGCAACGCGTTCCGCACGGGCGTATTCAACAACATCGGTCCTGCCACCAACCCAGCTCAGTACGCCCTTCATGAACAGGTTGCGTTCAGGCATGAGTTTGATGTTTTCTACCACCTCGCGAGACATCAGGCGGAAGTCACCAACGTTTTCCTCGATCTGCGGGTTGCTGATTTTGTTATGGAGTTTGTAGAACCACTCTGCTGTCTTGCGTTTCAGCCTGCCATCTGTAGAGCGATCAGATCGCTTAGCCAGCACCATATCTGCGCCGGACTGCCATTTCTCTATCAGGTGAGGAATGACTTCGATAGGGTCTTGAAGGTCGACGTCAATCGGAATAACTGCATCACCGGTAGCGTGGTCCAGCCCGGCGAACAGCGCAGGCTCTTTCCCAAAGTTGCGCGTGAATGACAATGGAACCACAAGCGGATCTGCAATGGCAAGCGCGTGAATAATTGATTCCGTCGCGTCTTTGCTGCCGTCATTGATGAAGACTATCTCAACTTCATGCTGCTGAAGTCCTTCAAATTCCCGAACCGTTTTATAAAAAATCGGTATCGCGTCTTCTTCGTTGAAGACGGGAACGACCAGAGAAATTTTCATTTCGCATCCCTAAAGACAATGAACTTTGAATAGATAAACCCGCACACCAGACTGATGGCAGAGAAAAGAATGAGAGTTACGATCGGAGCCATGCCGGACCTATCAGCAGCCCAACCAACAGCAGCGCTTAGTGAGCCCATAAATCCAACGTAAAGCATGTAGCGCATGGTTGTGGTGGAAGACTTGAAAGTAAATCTTGCATTTGCAAAGAAGCTGAATGACACCGCCACGACAAACCCAGCGAAGTTGCCAAGTGCCTGGCCTGTATGAAATGCGTAGATGCAAACGGCAAACACAACCCAATGAATGAGCGTGTTGATAACACCTATCGATGTGTACCTGGCGAATAAATTAAACACTTTTTCATCCAGAAAAGTTAAAACCTTACTTTATCACCTTTAGGGTAATTTCGTTAAGAGTTATCCGATGAAAATTAAACCACATATGGTTTATTGTGTATGATGAACTCACCAACTAAGGGGGTTCTTATGCACATTAAACGGTGGTCACTATGTCGCACACGTTAACCACGGAATCGCTGAATCAGGGGCTTAGCCTGAGCGCGCTTATGTCTGTGGTCGCGGGTGTTCCGCCTGAGGTGGCTTTAGGGGCGCTTGCTGGTGCGGTAATTTTCGTTACCTCGGCAGTTGAGTATCCCATAAAGCGGCGGTTACTTCTGGCGTTCCTCAGCTTCTTCTGCGGCCTTCTCTTCTACAAAGCGACAGCATCCATTCTTATCGGTATTGCCAGCATGATCCCCACAATTACGCAAGACTCCTTTGAAAAGGGGATTG